ACCAACAAAATCCAGTATGCGGTTAGCCAAGCGGTCAGCTTATACGGGCAAAACTTTGGGTGGAGTTTGCTCTATTACCCCAAGGAAAACCAACTGATTATGAATGTCCCGATTGCAACGGGACAAGAGCAACAATATGTGATGAACACCATCACCAAAAGCTGGTGCAACTTTACTAACTGGAGCGCCACTTGTTGGGAAATTTGGCAAGATGATCCTTACTTTGGCGGTGATGGATACGTTGCAAAAGCTTGGAATGGTACGGTGGATGACACATCCAACATTAACGGTTTTGCCTTGCAGAGTTTCCAAAACTACGGATCGGCGACTCAAAAGCAATGCAAGATGATTCGCTATCACTTGTTGAGTAACGGCTCACCGTCAATTTTTGGCAATGTAAACGTCGATTACGATCTTTCCGACCAAAGCGCCCAGCTAAATTTTTCGGCTCAACAATATGGCGTTTGGGACAGCGGATTGTGGGATGTTGCCTATTGGGGCGGCGGGCTTAGTCCTATTGCCGATTGGCAAGGCACAACCGGCATCGGATATTCTTTTGCTCCCACGTTGAACACTGCTACACAAGGTATAGAATTGCAATGGGTCGCAACCGACTTGGTGTTTGAGGCTGGTGGTGTCCTTTGAGATCACTTCAGACCATTCAGCAGGACATTGGACTGCAAAAAAGGTCGATGGTGGCTACTTTCAAGAGCGCAGCCAGTCTATCGGGTTGAAGAAAGACGGCGAATTTGTCGCCGGTGTCATCTACGAAAACTGGCATGGCAAGTCAATCACTTGCCACATTGCGGTCACCGGCAGAATGACTCCGGCCTACTTAGCAGCCATCTTTGACTACCCGTTTAATGTTTGCAATGTCGGCAAAATCATTGTGCCGGTCAGCAGTTCAAACATCACAAGCATCAAATTTGTTGAAAAAATGGGTTTCCAAGAGGAAGCACGGATCAAGAATGCAATGGCAGACGGTGATATGGTAATTTTCACCATGCCAAAGGAACAATGCAAATATTTGGAGAATCGATATGGGAAAAAGTGCTCCAGCAGCGCCACCAGCACCTGATTATGTAGGTGCGGCAAAAGAACAAGGCGTGGCAAACGTCGAAACGGCGCGTGTTCAATCCAAGCTAAACAATCCCAACACATACACTCCATATGGCACGCAATTGGTGTCCTATGAGGGCGATCAACCAACCATTAGGCAAACGCTGACCCCACAGGCTCAAAAGACGTTAGAAGAACAACAAAACGTCCAATATCAGCTTGCCTCGCTTGGTGGAAAAGGCGCTAATCTTGCAAGCAATGTCCTTGACAAATCTTTTAATTTTGGCGGCCCAAGTGTTCAAACTTCTCTAGATTTAAGCAACATTGCCAAGATGCCGGTTAACGCCGGAACAACGGCACAAGAAGCCATCATGTCGCGCTTAGAGCCGTCATTGGCAAAACAACGCACATCCACCGAAACCAACTTGATCAACCAAGGCTTGCGGCCTGGCACAGAGGCTTACGACAACGCCATTCAGCTATTGGGACAGCAGGAAAACGATGCCCGCACACAAGCGGCATTGCAAGGCATCAATGTGGATATAGGCGCAAATGCTCAAGGTTTTAACCAAGCTGCAACTGGCGCAACCTTTGCCAATACCGCACAACAGCAGGCACTTGCAGAGGCCATCCAACAGCGCCAAATGCCGCTAAATGAGATCACCGCGCTGATGTCCGGCAGTCAAATTCAAAACCCGCAATTTGGCGCTTACCAAGGCACAAATGTGCAAGCTGCACCATTATTTGCCGCAACCCAAGCAAAAGGTCAATATGATCAAAATGCTTACAACCAGCAAGTAGCAGCGCAAAATGCAAACACCGCAGGGCTTTACAGCTTGGGTGGTGCAGCCGCCAAATATGCATTTTTGTAAGGAAATATAAATGGCAACTGTCAATTTAATTGATCCTTACTCGCAACAAGCGGAAGAAATTGCGCGGCGGCAACGCATGGCGCAAGCATTGCAAGAATCAGGATCGCAAGTTTTGCAAATGCCCACAACGCCAGGTGTTGCGATCAGTCCTTATGCTGGATTGGCAAAAATTTTAGAAGCTGGTCTTGGTTCATATCAAGAAAAAAAAGCGCGGCAAGATTACGCCAAACTGCAAAACGAATACCGCACAAATTACAACACGCAATTTGAAAATTTTGCGCGAGCATTGTCTGCACCAGCACAAGAAGCGTTTGCCGGACAAGAAGCCGTGCCAGGCCAAGAAGCTATTTCAGCAAAACCAGCAGTAATGGCTCCTCAAATTGAAAAAAGTTTTGGCGGTTATGGAATGCCGCGAGAAGTTGGGCAATACGAAGTTTCTCCTGCTGTAGCAGGCAAAGAAGCTGTGCCAGGCCAAGCCGCAATTCCTGCGCGTCCCGCTTTGCCTGCTGGTTACATCAGCCCTGAGACGTTAAAAGGATTTGACATTCCCGAAGTCAAGCAATTGGCAATGGCAAAATACTTGGCGCAATTTGAGCCTAAACAAGTGACACTTAGTGACAATCAAAGATTGTTAGAGCGAATTGGCAGCGGTGACTTTAAGGAAGTGGTTGGCCCTGCAACAACAGCAGCAAAAAAATTAAATCCTGAGTGGAAAGAAGACAGCAGGCAAATCAATGGAAAAACTGTAGCCGGATGGATTAACCTTAATGCTGAAACTCCAGCATCTACATTTGTTGCTGGTGGAAAACCGGAAAAAGGTAAAGAAATTACGCCACATTGGGTTGTAGGCCAAAAAGACGTAAATGGTAAAACGCAATATGGTTGGTATGACTTAAATTCTGCGGATAAAGATGCATCGTTTAAGGCCGGAGCCAACCCTCCAGCGGGCGAAAAATCCAATTGGAAAGAAGTTAAGCGAGGCAGCAATATAGTTTACGAAGACTTCAACATTGCTGATGTCGCACAACGTCAAGCTGGTGCAATTGTTAAAGAAGCTGCGCCGGTTAAGAAAATTCGCATGGATGTTACAAACGCGGACGGATCAACAAAAACAGTGTTGATGGATGAAACCGACCCAAGATTTGCAGAAGGATTTGCAACAAAAGGGCCGGAATATGCAAGCATTACAACAGTAAATGCACAAGGTGAAACTGTTGTGCGACAAGTCAAAATAGACGATGAAATTCTTAAAACAGGCTATGTCAAACCATTGGATGGCTTTTTGGGTCAATTGCAAGCTGCTGGTGTGCCAATGGATAAGATACGAAGTGATCCAAAAATTAGGGATTTGGTTGACCGCTATTTTGTCAAAACGGCTGGCGGCGTGGCTCCCGAAGATGTGGCGGGCTTTGATTTAAGAAAAGCTGAAGTGGTTGCTAGATTGCGCGAACTTGGCATAGCTATTCCCGCCAACATAACAGGATTGGGCCTATCAGCAACGCCAGGCGTACTTGGCGGTTCACAACCGGCAAGCGCAGCGCCTGCAATTGCAAAAGCCCCACCAAAAATTAACGATGTTGTAGTCAATGGCGATAAAAAATTTAAATTTAAAGGTGGTGATCCCAATCAACAATCTAATTGGGTGGAGGTGAAATAATGGCTTTACCTTGGGAAGAAAATTACCAAACAGAATCAACGCCTGCGCCCGCGCCCAAAAAAGTAGTTGTTCCAGCGGTTGCAATGCCATTGCCTGCTGCTTCTGCGCCAGCGCCTAATCCTAATGCAGCATTGGTTGCCGCTTTTCAAACAAGAAACGCTAGTGCGCCAGCCGCTGCTGCCGCAACCGCCGCGCCTGCAATGCCTGCTTTGCCACCGCCGCCAGCTATTCAGCCTGGTGAAGCGCCGGTAAATTACAAGCGCCGATTGTCTGAGCATTATCAGCGTGTTGATCAAATGAAAATGGATGCTGTAAAAGAAGCAGAAAAAGCAGCACTAGCAGCGGCAGCGCCAAAAGTAGGCGACCTTTCTGCGTTTTCAGCAAAAGAGCAAAAGCTGAAAGATTTTGAAGGATATTTG